GCTTGCTTGTAGACCTAGCTAACTTATCTAACAAGCAAGCTAAGCTGATGGCTGATGTAGCATCTATGTCACAGCTAGATATGGCTAACTTAGATAATCGTCAACAGGCTGCAGCACAGCAAGCCTCTGCATTCCTGCAAATGGATATGGCTAACTTAGATAATGAACAACAAACTGTAATGTTTGAGGCTCAGTCTCTTGTGCAGAGCATCTTCTCAGATCAGTCTGCAGAGAATGCACAGCTACAGTTCAACGCTGAGAATATCAACCAAGTTAACCAGTTCTTTACTAGCATGTCTACACAAGTAGAACAGTTTAACGCTGCACAGGCTAACGCTATTGAGCAGTTCAATGCAGGTGAAGAGAACACAATGACTAAGTTCCAAGCAGAGCTTGGTAATCAGCGTGACATATTCAATGCACAGAATGAACTCGTTATAGCACAAGCTAACACAGTGTGGCGTCAGAGTGTAGCCACTGCCAATACTGCTGCACTTAATGAGTCTAACATGCAAGAAGTAATGGCTGCTAATAACTTGACTATGCGTGGTCTTAATGAGCTATGGCAGCAAGAGCGTGACTTAATGGACTGGGCATGGAGAACGTCAGATAATGCTCTAGATAGATCCGCAAGTATAGCAGTAGCTGAAATTGCTAAAGAAGGTAAGTCTAGTAGCGGTAGCTCTTGGGGTGATATGCTATCCAAGTCAGCAGGTACTATCTTAGTTAAAGGTATATCCAACATTCTGGGCTTTGGATAAGAATATGAAAGCTTGTGCTACTACTACTCATACTAACCCTGATCAACTTTGAAGGTATAATAAAAATGTCAGAGATAGAAAACATCCTACTTAGAGATCTCTATAAAGATTTACCTGAAGTACCTGTAGTAGAACGACAGGGCTTAGGTGCTATGACAGGGCGTGGTACTGTAACTACACAGCAAGACACACAGCAGAGAGATATTAGTTCTGCACAGAGTAGTGTAGCTGAGTACATGAAGAAGATAATCCAGAAGCAAATACAGGATGGTGCATCTATTTCAGCAGCAGCACAAGACGTACCCTTTGATCCCGCCATAGATAACATGGAAACTCTCAGTGCTAGAGGTTACGACAGTGATGACGTACTTAGATCTAGTGTAGCTACAGGCGCTGTGTCAGCTACTAAGCAGAAGAACGTCAGGCGTGACGTGATGGAACAAGCTGAGCGTATGATACAAGAGATGCAACAAGAGCGCACCCCTGTCAGGAAGCAAGCTATACAAGACTATCTTACAGGTGTTGACATTGAGAAAGCACAAGGCAACCTAGAGGACTCTGTACTAGAAACTATATCGGGGATACTGGGTGTACCTGTGCCACCTAAGGATACAACTACAGAAGATGATAGCATAACTATTGAAGATGCGCCTGATGCTGACGTTGTGTTGGATAAGCCTGTTGAGATTACTGAAGAAGGTCTGATGGCTGACCCTAGAGCTAAACGTCCTAAGGCTAGACCAGAAGACTTAGAGCCCGTTGATGAGGAATCAGGTGTATCTAATACCCCTCTGATACCTAGTAATATTGATATGAGTTTTCTAGGAGAGAAAGAAGGTTTTAAACTAAATGCTTATGTACCTGAGGATAAAAAAGGAAAAGCCATTGATCAATCTGGTGTAACCGTTGGTACGGGCGTGGATTTAGGTAGTAAAAATGAAGAGTACTTTGAAGGGTTAGAGCCTTCTATACTCAACAAATTAAAGCCGCATTTTGGTAAGAAAAAAGAAGCTGCACAGAAATCATTAAAAGAGAACTCTTTTTCCCTTACTGAGGAAGAGGCGCTAACTCTTGATAATTTTGTTAAAGCTAAAGAGTTTAATATGTTAAAGGATCGCTGGAATAAAGATTCAGAAATAGAGTGGGATGATTTACCTTCTAATCAAGCTACAGCAATAGCTTCTGTGTACTACCAGCACGGAAATCAAACCTTTGGATATAACTTTTGGGATCAAACAACTTCAGGGGACTGGGAATCAGCTTACGATAATTTAATGACATGGGGTGGCTCTACTCCTAGCAGAAGACGTGATGAAGCTAACCTTCTGATGGCATCTAATTAATGTTTGGCTTACCCTTAGAACTCATAACGATGCTCTTCTCTACGGTGCTAGGTGGAGTCATGTCTGTCATTGGGCAGAACCAGAAGAACAAGATAGAGCAACAGAAGATGATGCTCCAGACTGCAAGCTTCAGGGCAGACCAAGTTAACGAAGCTAGGAATGCTGGCAAGACTGACAAGCACTTCGCATGGACACGTAGACTTATAGCATTATCTGCAGTATTTAGCATTATTGTCTTGCCAAAGCTAGTAGCAGTGTGGTATCCTGAGGTTGGCGTTATCGTAGGTTACACTGAAGCTACAGGTGGTTTCTGGAACTGGCTATTTGGTCCAGCAGAAACAGTGCAGTGGCGTACAGCGCAGGGCTTTGTAATCACACCATTAGATACGCACATAGTATCAGCAATCATAGGTCTGTACTTCGGTGCAGGTTTCACTAAGTAGGATAAACACAATGGCAATATCTATTCTTGCAGCACCTATTGCAGGTCAGTCTCTAACGACACAACCTAAGAATAACCCGTGGGAGAACCCCCCACAGTTAGATACAGTAGAAGAGACATTGATGTTTTACACTAAGCATCTATCTAAGCCTGACGTAGTAGATGATCTGATGGTTATGCTTGAGGTAGGCTTCCCTGTTAAACCCTTAGCTAGAACTATTAGAACTACAGGCGTTATGAAGGGTACGCATACATTAGATGTAGGGCTTCTAGTTGAACCTGCCTTAGTTAAATTCATTACAGCTACAGCAGACTCACTAGGTGTACCCTATGAGATGGGTGGTCCTAACACAGATGAACAGAAAGCACAGCGAGAGAAAGATAAGATCTCTATGTTGCTTACCGCTGCGCTGTCTCGTGCAGATAGGACTGCTGAAGAGGATGAGGGTGTAGCTCTGATGCAAGAGATCTCAGATAACTTAGATGTACTAGACGAAGAACAGGAAGAGATGGCTGCAGAGCCTGAGATGGAAGCTGCACCTGAAATGGAAGAGCAACCTGCTGCACCTGAGGGTGCTGGCTTAATGGCAAGAGGACAGTAACATGGGTTTGTTTGATAATTTGTTTGACGGATTTAACCCACAGGCTTTTGCTGCAGGTGCGCTGGGCGAAGTAGAAGAGGGTATGACTCGCCGTGAGGAAGAGGCACGTAAGTACGAAGAAGAGCAGCGAGAGTTAGCTAAACAGAGTCGTGCTGAGATACAGCGCCGTAGAAGCGTAGTAGGTTCTCTTGTTAGCGAGGCCCGTAGACTAGAATCACTGGGCGTTACTAAAGCACAGATACAGGCTGCACACTCCTCTGGACCTAATGGTTTAATGGAGCTATCTAAACAAGTACAGGCTGAAGTAAAACGGCGTGGTGGTAAGGCTCGCCTTAGTGAGTATGACATCTCAGCTATGATAGATGGCTCAGCTATTGATCCTAAGTTTGCAGAGATGGACTACGAAGAGTTTATCTCACGTAGTGCTGGCCTGTTAGACACCACAGTAGGTGATCTAAAAGCACCAGAGAGAAGTCTAGCACAGAGATTTCTTGGTTCGGGTGCTAAGGATGTAGTACGTGCTAAGCTTGATGCAGAGAAGACAGTGGGTGGTATGTCTGTCTACGACATCAATGAGTTAGCTAGAAGTCAAGCCTACCAGAGTGCTATTCCAGGTGCATACGCTACGTTCACACCGAGTGAGTTCTACGATCAAGAGGCTGCACTTAAGAGTTGGTCACTTGCACAGAGACGTATTGACACAGCCCTAAAGTCAGATCCGATACATTTAGATTTGGTCGGAGATAACAAAATGGAAGAAGCGCTAGAATATAGACGTAAGAAGTATGCTGCTTTTGCACAGGCCCAGTTTAACAAGTACGGTAAAGACGCTATTAATGATCCTGTAGTAAACTGGAAAGATATCTTAGGCGAAGAGATGTACACTGAACTTGCCATAGCCAATGAAGCAGATGAGGGTATTATATCTGCAATAGATGCAGGTGCTTCTGAGATAATAGGTAATAGCACTACTAGATCTTTTGCTGGTGGTAGCTATACACTATCAACAGGGTTAGGTGATACTGTAGCAAGGATTAAGCTAGTAGGTGAGAAGGGTGAGAAAACTATAGATGACCCACAGCAGATCTCTGAGTTCTTAGATACCCTAGTTGCTAGAGGTGAGATGACACAACAGGCTGCTAATAAGTTGAAGCCTATAACTGTAGAAGGCTTAGGTATGGCGGGTGAGATAGACATCAGCGCTATAACAGAGGCTGCACTGGGTGCTGCAGAGGAAGAAGAAGAGATGGCTGCAGAGGCTGAGATGGAGGTTGGACCTGCTATCACAGAAGCACCTGATGTAGAAAGTATATCGGCACCTACTGCTGAAGAATTTAAAGTAAATGGTGTTACCTTTGAAGAGTGGCAAGGTATGTCACGTAAAGAGCGTAAAGATGCTGGCCTACCTGAGGGAGAAGTAGCTGGACAAATAAAGTTCAAGCGCTTCCAGAAAGGCTTAGGCGTTAACATAGCCAGTGACCAGTCTGCTGCATCCTTTGAAGATATGGGTAAAGCACAGATGGGTATTAGTGGCATAGATGTAGACACTGTTGTAACCATTGGTGGTGAAGAGTACAAGGTACAGGAAGCATTAGGTGATAAGTACTTTGAGAAAGTAGATGGTGGTATACCTCAAGCTAAGTCTAAAGAGATAACTGATCAGGCAACCAAGACTTTCTTAGAAACACTGAAGAACATAGAGTACTCTACTAACCCAGACAGAGATGTTGATGCAGCCTTTGCTCAGTTTATCTTTGACAATGACTTACCTGATGAAACTATAAAGTATATTGAAGATAGACTAGATCAAGTAAAAGCAGCATTAGCGGATAAATAATATGGCTCAGACTTTAGAAGATATCTTTAAAGAAGTATACGGTACAGATAAACTACCTGCGCTTGACTCTGAGTTAGAGAGTAGCGCTGATGAAGTAGATCCTCGTGAACTAGAACCAACAAGCGTACAGTCTCTGTTCGATCTTATGGAAGGCAAGGACATAGAGAAAGAGGCTGTGACTGCATACGAAGGTAATGTAGATCCTGGTGAGAAGCTAAAGCAAGCAGACCTATTACAGCCACAGAACCTTAACACCATTCGTGAGTACATGATAGCTAAGAAGGGTGTAGACTACGAAGACATGGATGCAGACAATGTAGTTGATGACTTTGTAGAGGACATGCGCTGGTTTAATACAAACACTATCTCTACTGCTGGCGAAGTAGTCTTTATGAATAGGGCCAACGAGCGCCAGAAGCAGGTCGCTGGTGAGGCTTACAAGCTTTACGATAGGCTGGGTAGCTTCTGGACTAATGATGGCCTGTACGGTAAGGCAGAGGGCATCTACGACTACGTTACTGCTGCTGCTGCAGACCCGTCTAACTACATTGGTTTGATTACTGGTGGCTTAGCTAAGGCTGGTACTGTCACTATCGCACAGGGTGGTAAGCTTGCCATCAAGAAGGCTGCAGAGGAAGCTGCACAGAGAGCCGCTAAGAGTGGGGCTACTAAGCAAGCTGCACAGAAGGCAGGTACTGAAGCCGCTGAAGCTACAGCTAAGAAGCTTGAGAAGATGGAAGTCAGTAACGCTGCAGCTAAGAAAGCTAAAGAAGTTGCAGTAGAGAACGCTAAGAAGTTAGTCGTAGCTAAACAGCAACAGGCTGCAGCTAAACTGGTTACTGCAGAGGCAGCTAAGAAGGGTAATCGTAATGCTCTGATAGCTACGGCTGTTACGGATGGAGCTATAGCTTACTTTCAAGACGGTGCTATCCAAGACATATACATTGAAGCTAACTACCAAGACAAGTTCAACCGTATGCAGTCCCTGATGACTACAGCTATGGGTGGCTTGGTTGGTCCTGCAGCGCAGTTTGGTTTTGGTAAACTAAAAGGTAAGTCAGGCTTTGAGGCGGGTGTAGAAACGCTGGACATAGCTAAACGTACTGGTCCTCTGGAAGACTTACTGCCTAGACTAAGTAAGAAGAACCAAGAGAGAGCTAAGAAAGCTGTACGTCAGGCATATGATTCGTGGAATAAAAAGGTAGCTCGTGGTGAGGCTAAGATCTCTGACAAGATTATGCCTGAGACTGTGTTCGCTGAGATCATTAATGGTGTTGACGGTAAGGGTGGCTTGACTCAGATAGCCATTGATGCTGGCATTAAGGTACGGAAGAAAGGCTCTACTGTATCTGACATCTTAACTAACATGGTTAAGTTCATGCCAGAAGAGGACTTCATTGAGATCTCTAAGATGATTGAAGAGTCAACTATGGTTCCTCTTGGAGAGCACATAAACAACCCACTAGAACTGGGTGACATCCTAGCTAAGTCTATCAACGGGCTAGGCTCTTCGATGTCTGTACTAGCTCACTCTAGAAACAGAATTAACAAAGCTACAGTAGCTGGCAATGACATACTCAATGCAGCAGTAGATGAGATTGACGCTAAGAAAGCAGAAGAAGTTACCATGCAGCGTTTAGGTTATGCACAGAATGTATGGAAGCGTTTGCTTGTATCGTCACCAGCTACAACTGCAGCTAACGTTGCTGGCTTTGGATCGTTTGCACTAGGACAGGCAGCGTCTGACTTGATGAGCTTTGGTATGGTAGGGGCTAAGGCTGTACTAACTAATAACGCAGACCTGTACAGACAAGCTAAGGTGTATAAACGTATTCAGGGTCAGAAGATGAAGAACTTTGTAGACCCTCTAACTACATATGATGCGTATATGAAATTACTAGATGCTAAGCCTGACGTACAGAAGGTTCTATTTGAAACAGTAGGCGCTGGGGTTGAGCGTACAGCAGACCGCTTTGGCATTAACCCTAAGAGTAAGTTAGTCTTTGGTAAGTATGGTGTAGAGAAAGTTGTTGGTGCAGCTAACGATCTAACAGGTGTACGTATTCAGGATAGCTTTACTAAGTCACAGATGTTTATGTCTGAGCTAGATAAGTACCTAGACTTGAAGCACAAGAAGACACTAGCTCAAGTGCTGGAAGAGGGTAGCTTAGAACTTATTGATGAAGAGGTCACAGGCTTAGCGTTAGATACAACTATGAAGTCTGTGTTCGCTAAGGACTACACTACTAAGGATCAAGCCAGAGGTGTACGTGACATGGCTAAGTTAGTAGAGACATTCTCTGCTATTCCCGGCTTAGGTACAATACTTCCGTTTGGCAGATTTATGAACAACGTTGTTGCGTCAGCCTATCAGTGGGGTCCATTAGCGTTTGCTGGTCCTGCTAGTAACATCTTCAGTAAGCAGAAAAGCTTAGGTAAGACTATGAAAGATAGAGAAGCATTTGGACGTGCTGCAGTAGGTACATCTGCACTGCTGTACGCTACACAAATATCTGAGTCACAGGAAGAGCAGGGCTTAGGTACATATCAGCTTAGGAATGGTAGTACTATTGTTGACGTAGAGAATGTTTACCCTCTGTCGTACTTACTGGCTGCAGGTAAAGTACTTAGGTCTTCACTGAAGGGTGAACCTATTACACCTGAGATGCGAGAAGATCTAGGTAAGCAGTTAGCTGTAGGTCAGGTGGCTAAGGATGCACAGTTTGGTACAGACTTAGGTGCTACACTAGACTACTTCATGCCTATCGGTGGTGCTGAAATGGGCGGTGAAAGAACTAACATGTTCAGAGATCTGTACAACAGCTTCACTGATCCTGGAAAAGAATACGTTGATGGAGAGCAACCCGGTGTATTCAAACGTGCATATGAAATGGGTGAGGGTGCAGCAGAAGCTGTAGGTAAACCTCTAGGTAACATTGTAGCTGGTGTGTTTAGACCGCTAGACCCTATCAATAAGCTGACTGGGTTTATGTTTGATGTTGATACTATCAAAGACCCACGTCAAGCTAGAGGCTACGCTAAGTTTAACCAGTCAGCTACACGTTACTTCGATAACATACTTGAGGCTATTGGTGGTGAGACAGAGAACATCACAGGTGAGAGCCTACGTGTGGCGTCACGAGAGGGTGAGATCTACGATCCTAATCCGTTAGCTAGAATATTTGGCTTGAAGATTGTATCGGGCAGAACAGCTACAGAGAAGATGTACTCACTGTCTGGCATTAAGTCGTGGACTAAAGACCAGCGCTCTAACATACCAGCATACGATAGGATCTTCAATGAGACTATGGCTCCTATTCTAGAGCGCCGTATGGGGCTACTGCTTAACAATCCAAAGTTTAAGAAGCTTAACATCACAGACAAGCGTAGTCGTATCAATAAAGAAGTACAAACTATTCGCTCAATGGTTCGTGATACTGTAGAGATTACATCAACAGGTCAGGACTACCTGCAGGTGCTGCGTAAGAAAGCACTGAGTAATGGTACGTCTGAGCAGCGAGCACAAGCTATGCGTCAGATGCGTGAGGATGGCATCAAAGCTAACATAAAAGATTTTAACTGGGATGAGCTAAGGATCTTCAACGCTAAGATAGATCTACAGAAACTCAGGGCACAACCATACTCAGCCATAGAGTAAAAGAAGAGGGAGCAACTAAGCTCCCTTTTTTTATTTCAATCCATATTGTTCTGCAGCAAACCTAGCTATCAGTGTTACATCGTCTAGCCTTTCCTTTGCTCTATCCTTATGGCGAGACTCATACAAGTTAGCGTCTATGTGTTTATGCGCTGGTATAAGTAGCGTGACTAATTGATCGTAGAACTTTTCTTGTTTAGCTTTTGTGAGCCTTAAGGCTTCTTGTTCCAAGCTGTTATTCATAAGTTTTCCTTCATAAAGACTTTGACCCACTCAGCACAGATGTCACTACGTATAATGTCATCCACACCAAACTCAATGATAGGCACGGGCAGCATGTACTTCTTAGCTAGATGTATCACTTTAGATAAACCGTCTGCTTCTTTTAAGTCTGACTGCTGTACGTCACCATTGAGAACTATTGTACTGTTTTCACCTACTCTTGTCAACAGCATCTTTAACTCATGGGTTGTAATGTTCTGTGTCTCATCAACTATAATAAAGCTATCATCAAAGCTACGCCCACGCATCAACGCTAGTGGGGCCATCTCTATGTTACCATTCTTTATAGCTGTGTCTACACTGCCCTTACCTAAGTGTTTCTCTAACACGTCAAGCACAGGCAAAGCCCACGGGTAAGTCTTCTCTTCTAAGCTACCGGGTAGATAGCCTAAGTCTTTACCTACAGCTACATGTGGTCTAGTGATAACTATCTTGTCGATCTTCTTTAAGATGTACAAGTCAGCAGCGTAGGTAGCTGTAACGTATGTCTTACCTGTACCCGCTGGACCTAGCACAAAGACTTGTGAGTGTTCCTTCAGGGCATCTAGGAACAACTTCTGTGTGTTTGTTCTAGGTACTAGCCCTGAAGTATTCTTTTGTTCGGCGTTCTTATAGTTTGTCTTTCGACGGGTGCGCCGTTGCTTAACTGGTATTACATTATCCATAGTGTTTCTTTAAGTACTCCACTGCATTGTTTAACCCTTCAACTGTGTCACCTAAATGTCCTATCCCTACGTTACATCCATTACAGATCCACCCTCTAAACTTTAAAGTCTTGTGACAGTGATCTAATATTAGAGCATCTTCCGCACCACAACAGTCACATCTATCTGGCATAGGAGAAGCCACAGCTTTTAACATATCTCTGGTTTGTCTCTGTGTCTCCTTGCAACCCTTACAGACTTTAGAGTATGATGGTATGTTATCTTTTTTATAACACTGTATGTGAAAGCCTACTATAGGTTTAACTTCTTTGCAGACTTTACATTGTTTAGTTTCTTCTGTATCATCATAAGGTAGGGATGAGAACATTTGTAATTGCATTATGCACTTTCTGGTACTTGGAAACAGTATGTGTTAGCTGATGATTCTGGAGTAGGTCTAGTACTCATAAGACGCTCTTCCATTTCGGTAGCTAGTTGATTACAGGACTTAACATCCATAAACAAACCATCAAAAGATTGAACCTTAATCTTACCTTCAAACATCATTATGAGTACTAGAACATACATCTTAGAACCAGCCTCTTACTTGATCAACCAGCGCTGGGCCATGCTCAGATGCAAGGCTGATAACCTCACCAATGGCTACCATACCAATAGTTGCTACTGCCATAAATTCAATACCTGTCATGTTATTCTCCTTTCAAGAGAGTTTTAAGTTGAGTATAACCACCTATGTGATTACCTTCCTGATCCCATATCTGGGGTACAGTCTTTATACCAGACTTTTTAAATAAGTCAAGTACCCACTTTGAGTCGTTGAGAGAATAGTACTGTACTTCAATACGATTATCTCTCAGTAGACCCATAGCATTAGAGCAGTGAGGGCAGTCAACCCGCCCCACTAATGTGTATATACTCATGTTAGATCCACTATCTCACAAGTGTCACCAGTACACGCCATAGTCTGACTACCTGCAGTATTGTCTTCATCTTCATACTGCGTAAGCTCTGACCAGTCAATGTTGTTAGGCATCTCTTGTAACAGATCTATGTACTCTTCTTTCGTACAATCCTGGTATGGTGCTTGCTGATATGTATGATCTGAGTGTGGCAAGAAAGACACACCTGACATCTCATCAAAGTGTTCATGCACAAAGGCACCTACATGCAGCCACTCATGGTCACGCACTGAGATCGTCACGCTAGGCTTATGCTCACACCATGAACGTTGGTACGTTAGCCATGTCTGTAGCTGCTCAATGGCTGTCATGTCGTTACGTGTAACAGCTTTATCAGGAGACTTAACTGGGAAGCTAAACACTGTAGTAGTGTCACCCTTCATAACGCATGGCTCATTAGGTACACCCTTGTCTTTCATGAACTGCGTTAGCGGATCTTTATTATCACCACGCACAGTACGGATATAATAGGGACTATGGCGAGCGTGTATGCCACTGGCACTATCCACCAGTTGCGAGACTGTGCCCGATGGTTTGACGCAGCTAATCGCAGCAGATACAGGTATATTAAGACGGTCAGCCCATTCAGTATTAGTAGATACAGCGATCCCACGAAGATATTCAAGAGTCTTCTCCAAGCCTTTATTCTTATGAGTCATCAGAGGATTGTCCATTATTCCCGTAAGTGACACACCAAGCAAGCGCTCCTCTTCTGTGTTGTTCGTCCACACCTTACGCAGGTAGGGGAACTTTGTGTATGAGGACTGAATGGTTCCCAGAATCGTAGCCAGTTTAACTTTTCTAGCAAGGTCTTCCACAGTATCCGTAGCACGTACAACTACCTCTGTTAAATTACAAAACTGATATGGGCGCAGGATGATTTCGCTGCAGGGGTTAGTACCAAAGTCGTAGTTACTATCCCTTCGGTTATACTTCTCAGCTTGCTTCTTGCTTGCTTGCCGATTGAATACACCACGCTCACCTGACTTGCTCTCTACCAGTGACTGCCACTCACGCATGAACGTTTCCATGTCTGGCTTCTCAGTGTAACACACAGAGTTATTAGCTAATGCTCTCCACGCTGCAGTCTCCCACCACTGACCTGACTTAGCGTGACGCATACGGTCATCACTGAGGTTAGACAGAGAGATCATAGCACTACGGCGTACACCACCTACTACTACGATCTGACCAATGAAGCACATCAAGTCATGGCACTCTACGCTGCTTAACTTTCTTCCTTGTGCATTCTTGAAAGTTGTGATAGCAAAGTTAAACAGTTCTACTAGAGGCGCTGGGCCACTAGCTCTACCACCAAACGTCTTAAGCCTAGCACCTGCAGGACGTACACGAGAAACATCCCACTTAGGGATCTCACCAGCCCAGAGGAGTGCAAGAACTTGACGGAACGCCTTAGCCCAACCTTCCTTACTGTCTTTGACAACGACAACGGTATCACTGTCGAACAACTCAGGTACTTCAGGGAGCTTACTAACGTACTGCCTCTCGACGCTGAACCCGACACCAGTACCACACAAGAGGATGTACATAGCCTCATCGAAGGACTTAGGGTCATCTACGGGTAGGTAGCTACAGTTATACCCAGCAGTGTTATCTCTGTCAAGCGCTGGGCCAGCAGTCATTAGTGCTCGCATAGAGGGCATGACTTCTAGATTCAAGATGGCGTTGTGTATTTCATCTGACGTAGCTTGATCTACTTTGTTGTCTACTAAGTTAAGTATGTAGCGCCCTACGGTAGCGCCCCAGTTCTCACGCCCTTCACCATCATAGTACTTGGCGTATCGTGATAGAGCAATGAAGCTCTGATAGTCTGTCGGTAGGTAGTTGCTCATTATCTGTTGTCTCCTGATCCCTTAAGTTTACCACGCTGTTCTCTGTCATTCAGCTTAGCCATATTCATTTCCATAGTCTTACGTAAGTTACCACCAAAGATGTTAGACAGTGCGGTAACGTAGAACAATACATCACCTAACTCTTTGAGTACTTCTTCATCAGAGAACTTAGAGCTATCACGAAATAGTTTCTTGATCTTCTCTGCTACTTCACCTGCCTCACCTGTTAAGCCTAGCGTGTTCTCTACTAAACGATCACGGCCTTTAGTGAATACCTTATCCTCTACAAACTGACTATAGAAACGTATTGGATCTGTGTCATAGTCAGAACTATTTTGAAACATCTCAAAGTATCCGAATGCTTCTAGGTCTGTCTCATTAATCATGGGCGTTCCTTTACATATAAGTTTTCTACTTCGACATCATCAGTATCATAAAACGTATCAACTATCAAGTCGTATACATCTTCACTGTGTGACCTGTCATCTGACGATAGTATGTTATTGTTCTTATCTATCGCCATCACAAATGTAACACTGAATCTTTTATCCTTCATTTGTGTGTCTCCAACCAACGCTTACGTAGTCTGTTCAAGTACCAGATGGCTTTATCAATATCTTCTAGTCCGTTCTTGTACTCACAGCGCCACATGTACTTCAACACGTTAGCTGCTTGCGGTGCTAAAGCTCCCGACATATTCTCTGTCATAGCTTCTATTGCATCTATACATTCAATACCTGCTTGATTGTAATGTACAGGCTTATTTACTGGATCGTGTCCTGTCATAGGTGGTTCTTCTTTAATCATGCGTTACCCTGTGTCTTAGTGAATGCAGTAAGGCGTAGTACCTTACCGCCTGTACCTTCTACTTCCTCGTATATATCAGATTCCTCTTGCATGTCAAGGTCTATTAGTCTATTTCTTTCAGCTTCTACTGTATCGTATACATAATCATCCCACTGTGACACCTCTAAGAAAGCCCCTAGCAGAGTAACTAAGTTAATCATCTGTGCTAGATCTGTTTTGTTAAGAGTGTTGTCTGGGTGTAGTGCTATACCTGTAGATAGTTCGCCTGTCCAGTCACCATTCTTGTCATAGTCTAGGGGTTTAAGTATGAACGCTACCTCGTTACCTTCAATCTTGTATGACATTTAAGTTTTCCTTTTATGCTTGAGGGGAATACGATCTGACTTGATCGGCTTACCTTTTTCTTTTAGCCATGCTTCAGGTATAACTCTATGTGCCCACATGAAATCATTCTTATCACACCAATCAAAGTAGCGAGACTTAGCTCCCTTGTATAGCTTAGCTTTGGCGTTACTGAAGACGAACCGTATGTCTAACTCAGGGTGCTGCTTCCGTACCTCTAAGTGCTTACGTCTGTCATCACTATCAAAGATTCCTTTGGTTTCTATTATGATACCGTTATCTAAAACGAAGTCAGGTGTGTACGTCCGATAGCGTAGGTCTTCCCATTCTATCTTCAGTAACTCATACCTGACTTCTTTCTGCTCAGACTTTAGGTACGCAGCAACCTCTTTCTCTAGGCCACTGCGATACCTTCTAGAGTTATGCTTACGCTTCTTCAGTGGCGGCATCAGGCGCTTCAATACCTAGTGACTGCCGTAGCTCTGCTGTCTTCATCTGTCCTACAGCCTGAACACAACCCATCTGGTGACTGAGTTGATTTAGTATGACAGTGTTCTGCTGCAGTAGAGTAACGATCTCTCGCTGCTCATCTGTTAGCTTCTCAAGTTCATACTCTTTATCGTCAATAGTAACTGCGGTCATCTATTAATACTCCTTATTTAGTGACACATACTCTACAGTAGGTGGCGTCTTACCACCCTTGTATACTTTAGATGGCAGGGCTTGTAATCCTGGCCAGCATTTCTTTTTGTGTGAACAGAAACTACACTGCTTAGTTAGCTTCATGTTACCACTAGGCTTACCCCGATACGTTTCAGGTTCAGCAGAGAAGCAACGCTCAAACGGTTCATCATTAGCGATGTAGTTATGGGTCTGCTGAATGTCATCCAGTACAGCACCCTTGTCCACAGAGGCAGCAGGTACGTACTTGAACTCACCATTACCCTTGTTGACTACCCACCATCCACCAACGTTCTTACCTGCAGCGTGTGCGTATCCTATAAGCTGTGAGACGTACCCAAAGCTATCACCTGCTGCCAGTGTTTCTACATCAATGAACTTGTTAGTGTAAGACCACGGCGATGCACTCTTAACATCATCCACTGCCCCGTCCAACACCATGTCGTACTCACCGCTTACTTCAGCGCCACCCTCTAGTTCAAGGGTAACTCTATCGTTGTCTTCAAACGTAACATCAGAAGCCCGTAGTAGTCCTTTGAAGATAGCCTCAACCAAATCCCCTATGAGCATGTTGATCATAAAGGATGTTGGCTTAAGGATGTCTGTCTCAGGATCATTCTTCTCGAACCAAAGCTGGCACTTAGGACGCCCTACGTTGGACATCCTAAGCTTGAACTTATCTCGTGGGCCACTGTTGAACTGCTTGTCTAGGGCTGCATGTATATCTTTACACACACCTTCGATGATCTCTTGCGACATAGATGCGTTACCATCTATAGCCTTACGCAAGAAAGAATGTACTGACAGTTCAGCAGGATGTTCCATTATTCAAAGTCCTGCACTTCAACGATACTACCTACGATAGCTGCGTCTTCTGGTGAGATGTTAGCTACGTTACGTTCATCCCACTTGCTAAGTATCCATGAGTTTGTACGCTCAATGTAAGCAATGAAGTCTCGTAACGTTTCGTTGTCACCATCAGTGAAACCTACACGCTCACCTAGTGATGCAGATACTTCAGCAAACATGTTACCGTTAGGCATGGTCTGTTGATTAGCGCCTAACAAAATGGTGTGCTCAATAGGTGTAATACCTTTACCCATCAGTGCACCTGTTGCTGCATTCATAGACTTCAAACTTGTAGGGTTCTTAACGTCAAAGATAAATGGTACTTCACCACTGAACTCTACACTGTCACCATCCTCGTTAGTAGCATTAGCAGCACCAGCCATACCCATGAATACTTTAGTACGCTTAACGCTACGCATTACATTCTTAGTAGTCTCAGGTAATGCATCCCAGTCCTGTACGTAACCAGTAGGGCGTCCTAAGTTAAACCCACCTAGTGTATCCTTCAAGTCGTTGTTAAGGTTCTGCGCTAAGACAGTCTTCTGTGTGGTGTTAGCTTCGCTATCCCACTTAGTCCACTGCTGACGCTCAGCAAACAAACGCATACTAAGTGATTCAGTGTACACTTCCTCGTCACCTTTACGCAGTTTAAACATAGGTGTGTTGACGATCTTCTTACCATCAATACCTTGCTTAACTACAGCAGTCACACGCCATAGTGTTGACTGTGCCTGTGTTGTTGTAGCGGTGAACCCCATAGCATCTGCTAAGTTCATACCGTCTACTGATAGTGCTACTTCTGTGCTCATTATATATCCTTTCTGAGCTAAGTTAAAGAGACTAAGTTATACTATATAACGTCCTTTGTGTCAAGCCAATTCGGGCCAATCTTTGCCTCTAATAGTAAAGGCACGTTCATCTGTATGTCATACGCTTCTTCGATAAGTTTGTCAAGATCTTTATTTAATGTATCTATAGTTGCAAGCACATATTCCTTCTCGTTAGGGTGAACATCTACTACCATTGAGTCATGCACACTGTTTACTACACATGACTGTAGCTTCTCTAGTCTAGCCTCTAGCTCAATTAGTACAAGAGGCACAACATCACCAGTAGCAAACCCCTGCACTGGGTAGTTCTTTATCATAGTGAAGTGCGTAGGAGAACCATTCTCTCTACGTGATACATCAGGGAAAGCATACTGCCTACCACTGACGTTAGTGATCTTGTGTAACCGTATAGCCTCATCACCTAGCTTCTTGTGCCACGCAGCTACACCCTGATACTTCTCGTTGAAGTGCTCGTAGTATGCAGCCTCTGCCTTAGATCTACCATACCCAGTAGCACCAAAGAGAGGAGCAAAGGTGTGTGCCTTAGCATCCTGCCTACCCGTAGGTTGACCTGCATCAGTAATAACCTGTGCAGTGTATGCGTGTACGTCGAAGCCTGTGTTGATCTCTTCCATAGCTACCTTGTCTTGTGCTAAGAACGCTGCGGTTCTGAACTCAAGCTGGGCAAAGTCAGCTTCCATAATGTAGCCACCCTTCCAGCGTGACACGAATACTTTCTTAACTGGGAAGGTGTTACCCCGTGGCATGTTCTGCATGTTAGGGTTACGCCCACTGAACCTGCCTGTTGCAGTTATGTGTTGGGTAAGACCGACATGAAGGTATCCATCAGGCTTAGTATAAGTATGTATGCCATCAACGAAGCTAGAAAGATAAGAACTGACAGCGCTAAGACGCTTAAGATCCGCAAGAAATAGTGCAGCACTTTCCATACGATTGTTTTTAGCTGTTGCAATAAGTGCATCTAAGTTGTCCTTTCCTGTGCTGAAACCGTTAGCACTGACCCACTTCTTGCTAGGTGCAGAGAACCCTAAGCCAGCCATCTCGTTTGTTTCTTTTAGTTGATACCCTCTAGCGTCACAGTCCTTACACTTGTTAGGTCTAGCGTACTTAGTTCCATCCTTCTTTAGTTTATATGTCTTGCCTTCTCCTTCACATGTAGGGCAGGTAAAAGCTTTTGTTTTCAGTATCTTAGTAGAGTTAGCTTGCACTGCATCCTTGAACTCTTGTGTAGTCTTAACGTAGTCAAACAGGTCAGCCCATTCTTTCTTGTCGTTAACCTTACGGCTAAACAAAACCTGCGAGGCTTGCTCTGGGCTATTGATGTTGATAGGTGTATCACCCATTAGGTTACGGATCTGTTTGTGTAGCCTGTCTTCTATGTCTGCCTTCTCTTGCTCAAACTCTACTCTAACTTGTTCGAGGGCGGGTTGATCCACCCTGATACCTGACATGTACATTCTTGTGAGAGTGGTACAGGTTTTGAAGGTAATGTCTCTGATGTTATGGAGGGAGGCGCTTGCAGGATCGGCGTATCTTTCTTCTTGCTTGAGGTACAGCCCACGAGTTGCGCCGAGATCAGACCTAAGATAAAAGCTAAGCTCATTGAGAGGTATTTCATTTGTGTTGTACCCTTCTTTAAAGTATTTCTTTAGTGTGTCATCCTTCTGTACTTCCAATTCATAGCGCTGGGCACATGCCTCTAGGCTCAGCGGTTCCTTAACACTGCGTAGTAGTATGTACTCTGCCAGCATAGTGTCGTAGATCTTACCGTCATACTTAAAGCCACACTCCCACAACCACATCAGGTCATGTTGTGCATTGTGCATGATCAGTAAGGTAGTCATGTCTAACACCTTCTGTATCTCTCTACGCCCAGCGCCTGTAGTATCCTTCTGTTCGACGTGATCTAGTGTGACTATGCACACGCTATCCTCTGCGTCAACAGCTTGCATACCTACCTGTACCAGTATGTTGCCTGGTTCAAACGGATCTAGATGCATCTTACCATCACGCTTGTTGGTAGTGTTCTCTACATCCAATACTATTTTCATATTCTATGTCTCCTTACTAAGCTGTGTACTGACTACGTTCACCGTCTAACTCACAGTGTACTACGCCATGCCAGCCACCCTTAAGCTTATTCTTTGCGATGTTCAAGTGCCTCTGTGTATCTTGTTCCTCTGCTCCTTCTACCTGTGGGTTCTTAGAGATCAGTACCATCAGGTCTGCCTCTGCTGCCTTACCTGTCTTACTACCTTCCATCATTGATTGATCTACGTACACCTTACCTTCCGCTACTGCACTCAACTGTGACATCCATATGATAGCACAGCCATACTGCTTAGCTATGTTACGTGCATGGATGGCTGCTTCCTTCAAGTACACGTCAGACTTATCGCTTGTCTTGCTAGAGAACTTATCACCCATGTCAAGCACTACGATGTCAGGCTGGTATGCCTTGATGATAGCCTCAACCCACGTCATGTCTTTACCTGTCGAGTCATACAGTTTAATGTTCTCACGCACAGGCTCATAGCGTGACGCAGCGAGGGCGTAGTTACCCTTGACTTCTTCCATTGACATTGACGTGGCTGCACTGAGGTAACGTGCTCCTACACGCTCGTATGCTTCCTCGTTACACAGTACAATACACTTAGCACCCTGAGTAGCAAAGCCATCTGGCCCACCAATCAGTGAGGCATGGAAGGATGTCTTACCTGTGTTAGGTCTAGCACCTACGATAACTAAGTGACCACCACTGATGCCCTCTACCTTACGTGTCAGTGAAGGGATGTTGAACTTCCACTTAGACTGTATGTCATTAGCTTGCAGTAAGTTATCAATAGAGATGTCACCCCAGTCGATCTTGAGGTTAGGCATGAAGTCATCCTGATAGTCAGACAGTAGCTTACGCATAGGCTCCAGGCTAGTCTCAGTACCGTTCACATAGTCGAACCCTAAGTTAGCTATCTCTTCGCCTACTACCTGCTGGAACAACTTGCCTAACACTTCTTCAGCTATACCCTCAGACATAGCATCCTGCTTGCTGATGTTGCGGAAGATCTGTTTGTATACATCCTTGTTAGCTGTGGTCATGGTAGAGTTTTGCGTAAAGAACAACCCCTCTAGTTCTGGTAGTGTAAGATCCTTATCGTATGTCTCCATAGCATAATCTAAAGTGTTCTTAATCTTACGAACATCCTTAGTGAACAGCTTGTCTGGTGTACGGATACCTTTATTGTTATCATAAAAGTCCTTACTCATCAGTGTTCTAAGTAGTGCTAGTTCCATTCTGTCTCTCTTTCTTCTTTGACTCTAAGTAGAACGCACCCTCTGGACTATTCCACGCAGCCATCAAATCCATCCACTGCTGTATAGACATGTAGATAACTTGATGCTCAGCCAGCTTATCGTCATACTGCCTGATGAATACTACGTTGTCATCTGTACCAATGATTAACTCTACATCTTCAAACATATCTTGTTGATCTAGTGATGTTATCACTGATGCGTCTGGCTCATACTCAACCGTATACATCCCTGTTCATCCTTTCACGTTCTGCTGCACGTTTGCGTTCCTCTTCATCGAACTCTCGTATGAGATTGTTATCATATATAAACCTCTTAAGTCTAGCTATCTCTTTCTCTTGCTGTTTAATCTGCCAGCGCATGTCTTCTATTGTTCCAGCCATACTCATGTCATTCTTCCTCTAAGCAAAAGCCACACATATCATTCATTGCAGGGCCACCACAACTTACACAGGTTCGCCACTTCTCATTTTCTAAACCTCTCTTTACTAGAGTTACAAAGCCAACGTTAAAGATAGCTGCGAATATCTCAGGCGCACACTCTACTTGTAGTGTAGCACTACCATCACGGTGCTCTTCTACATCTGTTACTTTAATGTCATTCATCACTTACTCCTATACATGGTAACAAGATCGACAGCTTACAATACTTTGGGTAATCATCATACGTCATAGCTATCAACACAGGTGGCGCAGCTATAAGTAAAGCCACAATAGCAGACGCCTTGATTGCGCCATTGATATTACCTCTCATCAGTACTCATCCCTTAATGCTACCCATGACACAGGGAATAGATCTTCCATTTTAAGGCTAATAGCCCACGCTACCTCTTGTGTCTCTGCTTGTGTGTCAGACGCACAGCGTAGCTTACACATGTCAGCAAAGGCATCCAAGCTACCTGACCAGTACCACTCAGTCATGGTGCTTTGAGGCAACACCATACGTGCTTGCTCTGGGCATACACCTGCCGCCAACATATCATTGTATAATTTAAGCTGTTCGCCATCAAAGCTATTAACGGCTTCTGCCATACTGTCGAATCCATAAAAATCACATGGGTTGACTTCCTCGTCCGTAGACCCTTGCTTCTTGTCTTCACTGCGTCCACGCCATACGTCAGGCACATAAAACTCAGGTTCAGCATCCACATACCTACGGCTAATCTCATTCCACCGCAGGAACTTATGCTTGACTAGCTGTCGGGCCACAAAGATTGGTGCTTTGATATGAAATGATGCGAAGCAGTGACCGAATGGGCTGATGTGTTTGTGCTTGGCTAGGTATTGTATAAGCTTTGCATCCTTATCTTTCAAGGTAGGTGGACCCCATACGTCACTCGTATCCATCTCACTCTGCTTACCAAAGCTTACTCGTGCAGCGTTAGCTACCGTCAAGTCCGTACCCATGTGATCTATGTATGTTGCTTCAATCATTTGTTAACACCCTCAGTTTCTCTATGTCAGATGATACCCTATACTTGATGTCATCGTCAAGCCTCAGTGCTATTGTGTCTAGCCCTGTCCAGGATTCTATTTCTTTCTTATATATCAATGTCTTATGGGCAGCATCAGGATCAAGTGCTACAATAATGAAGTTGTACTCACCCAATTTAGCCATGTGTTTATCCGTCAGGCTAGTGCCTAGTATAGCCATAGCAGATAGACCCTCTACTGATTGGGTAGCTATCATAGCCGAAAGGGTATCCTCTACTAGTACGATAGACTTACTGTTACCCAGTACGTAGTAGTCAGCTACCCCTGTGTATCGTAACCACTTAGGCTGCTGACCTGATAGTGATCTACCAATGGCGTCAATCATCCTGCCCTTGTAGAATATAGGAAACACTACACGCTTATCTTTGACATCGTACATCAGTGTGTCGAAAGGTATGCCCCACTTATCTATGTACTTCCAGAACAACTCATGCTCATGCTGTGGCTGTACTACATACTCAGGTATAGTCATAGTCTCTGGCTCAGTAGGCTCAGGCTTAGCTACCTTAGCTAGGCGTAGGCGTATCTCGTGAGCAGTCATGCCTGTGTGGTATGCACCAGTCAGTGAGCAGTTAAGCTTGAAACAGTTGTACACGATAGACCCACCATCATTCAAGGCACTGAATGTATTCTTTGAGTGACAGCTAGGGCAGTCCATACGTCTGCTCTGCTGGTCAGCTAAGTCTAAGCTATCTAAGAATGCTCTAATGTTATTCATCATTGTTATCCTTGTATGCCTGGCGCTGGGCTAGTGCATTAGATGCACCACTGAATGTGTGCTTGATGTACGGATCAAGAGAGCTAATGCTCTTGTGTCCACTCACCTGCTTGATCTGTGTCACATCAACGCCAGCCTCAACCATCTCAGTGATAGCTGTGCGCCTCATGTCCATAGCTGTTAGCTCACTAGGTAAACCAGCAGCGTCCTTGATGTCATTAACATAGCTGAACAGGTTCTCCTTTTTGTATGGCTTGTATGCTCCATCACTAGGCTGCATCTGTGGTGCTACGTATTCTTGAAAACCATAGGCTTCCTTTTGCTGACATAGTACGTGGAGTAGTGGCTCACTGATAGGCAGGTGTACGTCAGCACTACGCTTGCTCTGCTCAATGTCCATGCGTTTGTTATCTAAGTCTAGCTTATCCCATGTAAGCAATCGCATGTCACCTACACGTTGGCCCCACTCGTAAGCCATCTGTACAATCAAGCCAATAGATCTCCACTTGTTCTGGCTGTAGGCTGTGTCTAAGAATGTAAAGACCTGATCCTGTGTCCACATAACTTTACGCTGCTTGTTAGGCACACGGGTTACACCCTTCATAGGGTTACGGTTCAGTATGTCCATGTTGATTGCTCTGTTAAACACAATAGAAAGTATAGCTGAGATCTTGTTAGCTCTGCTTACACCTCTGTCTAGCCACTGCTCATACACATAGTTAGCGTGGTTGTTACCAAAGAAGTTTAGCTTAGTCTCACCCACTGTCTTACCTGTGTGTGTAGGTGTAGCCATAGCTATACGTAGGCATAGCTCGTACTCTTTCTGAGTGTTACCCTTGAGCCTAGCAAAGGCTTTGCTGTTCATGTACTCATGAGCTAAGCCACCTATAGTAGAGCTATGCTTTAAACGTTTTACCACTTGCGTCTTACCTTCCAATAGATCCAGCATTCTAAACAGTGATCCTTTCCCATTACAAAGTCAATCAGTATTACTACGTTTAACTTCTTTTGTTTTCTCCACTCCCAGTTCCTTGCTGAGAATGTCTGGTTGTTGCTCCCGCCCAGTAGTACGTTTAACAGTACGCTTAGGGCGGTCAGCACTCTTTTTATGTAAGCCATCAAGTCGTTCTGGATCAGACCAGTCATCATGTGGATCATTCGCCATCTCCGTTACTCCTTACAATAAAGTATACAAAGGCTCCGACATAAAGCAATATAAAAGGTATAGCTATCTGAGATCCTGCTACCATAGTGGCATCCATACCTCACCATCTAAGAGCATAGACTTAACGTCTTCCTCTTCACGCCTAAGCATGTCGGCTCGCTCAAAGTCTGACATCCATTCGGCATCATCAATATCCTGGATAAGTTTGTGATGATAGGTGTGCAGCGGTACTACATACTTGTTGCCTTGACTTTCCATTGTATTAGTCTCCTTCAATTAGATTACATCATTAACGCAGTACTCTGAGTTCATGTAGAATGATATGCCAATCTCTACATCACACTCGTGCTGGTACAGCAGTGATAAAGCATTAACTGTGTTCTGCACTAGGTTATACTTATCTGCATCAGTTAACTCTGCGTCATACCCAAAGTCAACAGGTATAGCAGTTCTAACTTTCTTGTAGTGCTTATAGATGTCGTAGCCGTCCTCAGATTTCTCACCTGTATTCTCGTGGCGATGCTCATACACAAACACAACTGCATCGTTATGTGAGTATACTTCTACTTCTACTGTGTGATCTTCTATCTGCATTGTAGTGTCTCCTGTGTGTGTTAAACTCTAGTCTGTATAGTTTCTGTTATAGGCACCTGTCTTACGTACTCACCTAATGCCTTACGGTTATGCCATTGCTTCAAAGGATAGTCAAGTATCTTATCTGCATCAATCAAAACTAAACGTGTGCATTCTTTATTGAGTTGTACATAGTACACCTTGTACTTATCTGCAAGACTAAAAGGTATCTTACTAGTGAAAGACTTTTCCCGCCGCCACTGATGATCCTTTCGCTCGATGCAGTTAATCTCTTTGAAGGGGAACTTTACATCACCACTCCAGTTACCATGACGCACCTCTACTTCCCAGCAAGCAACAACTTCTTTGTCTTTGTTAAGAGTGATAACATCTATGCCGTACTTGTCAGGGTTCTCTATTGTAGTTAGACCTTTGTCTTTCAGTAGTCTACTTGCAAAGTTTATAACAGCAGTCTTGCCTTTGTCATCATAGGTTACGTGCTCTACACTATCAAAATGTTTGAGGGTTCCTAACATGTTACGTTGTTCTTCTACGTGTTGCATCTTAGTTTATCTCCCGTGGGTTTACCTCTAAGCGCAAGCAGCCCCATACATCACGAACCATAATAGGAAACGTCTGGTACTGATCAGCATACTTGTTAGCTTTCCATCTTGCACCTGCAATAGTATGTGCGCTGTCTAGTAGTGCATCCTTATGTGTATCTAAGCCTCTATATATTTTGTACACCATATTATTAGTCCATCCTTGTTACAAAGTATTCGCCATCAGGCAGGGGCAGTGCAAGCATAGCGTACTGGTAGAAGTACACGTTACCGTTGGGTGTGTTCATCTTACCTACGTAGGGCAGGTCAGGGTCATCAGATGTAGTGTACGTACCGTCATCTTGTACGTCACCCTTGAATTGGTACAGATTACCAAAGCCGTAGCGCTCAGTCATAAAGCCTACGATGTCCATGTCTCTGCCATATAAGTTGTACTCGCCTACCCAGTATGGTAGCACCCCAAGCATTTCTTGTAGTAGATCAGGGTCTACGTCAGGGAAAGCCTTAGCGTTGATTGTGAGTTTCATTGTGTTAGCTCCTTAACTTTCTCTTTTAGTTTAGCAACCTGCTGCTCTAGTTTTTGTATCTTTCTTTCTTCCCACGTGATTTGGTGTTCTTGTGTAAAACGTTTCATATTATCCAAGAAAATATCTACGTTTGTCATTATTTCAAACCTTTCATAATATGTTTAACAACATCAACAGTCCATCCATTGCCGAGCATTTTGTACCGCTGCGTATCTGATATACCCTTATCAGTGTAGCCGTGTGGTACAGTCTGTAAGCGTTCGCATTCAGTAGGTGTTAGTTTACGGTAGGTTGTGGTATTGTCTGATATTTTAGGTTGTAAGTGTCCACCATCAGATGATACTAGCGATGGGCCTTTACCATCAGGGTGATATACTCTGTTTACATAGTTATACTTGTCACTGATACCTGCATCACCTACTAAGATAAGACCATCAGGTGATGGTGCTGGCACGTATCCAAATGAATAGCCATGAGTACCTGCACAGAGTGTAGCAAACTTACCATCAGTAGGATAGATAGTATTGCATTGGCTCTTGTACTTAGGGTTAAGCTGATTGCCACCCATATAGCTTTCACGTAGCTTCTTACCTGCATAATACTTTTCTTCTACCTCAGGCTCAAGTATATCCCTGAGTACAATACCCTTGTCTTCTGTTGGTACATCAAAGGGAATGTTTGTCCAGTATATACGTGGCCTGTTCTGTGCAGAGAATAGTCTACTGTTGATAGCGACAGGCTCTACGCCCAGCGCCTCAGTGATAACGTCCATGCTTTCTTTCTTCATTTTGACGTTCTCTAGCAGGAAATACGTAGGCTTGAGTGCCTTGAGTAGCCGCACATATTCCCAGAATAACTTACTGCGTGGATCATCAAAGTTTAATTGCTTACCAGCAAAGCTGAAGCCCTGACAAGGTGAGCCACCAATGAGTAGATCAATATCAGGCAGACTGTCAGGATCTATAGCAGTCACATCACCTAGCTGAACTGTCTCTGGAAAGTTAGCTTGTGTTACCTTGATTGCGTACTTGTCAATCTCCGCTGCATAATAGTTTTCTACAGGGATATTGAGTTGGTCTAGTGCGATTTGACCGCACGACATACCATCGAATAAACTAAGGACGTTCACTGTAAATCTCCTCTTCTATTATTACCTTGTACCCAGCATCTAGCAATTCATTTGCTCTGTCAAGTGCATTATCACGGTCAGGAGTCCACATCTGATTGCGATGTGAACCCTGATTGTCAAGTGTAGCTACGTACCACATTAAGCGTCTACTTTACCAAACATACGCTTGGCTTGATCGTCGGTAAGCTTCCACTGATCGTGGCCCGTCAAAGATCTGACCTGCCACGGCATCTTTCTAGCTTTGCTATTGTAGCCAATAAGTGTGACAGCCTGACCACTAATCTTTGCAATCTTACTGGTATCAAGCCCCATAAGACTTGCCATCTGAGATAGAGATGATTGCTCTTGTGTCTCTGCACCATCAAGTAACACTTGCACTTTGTATGTAGCTTCACCACCGTTGTATGAGCAGTTGCCTACCTTGATAGTCACATCTTTAATGCCAGCACTGTCGAGTGCTTCCTGCATAGATGTGCGGATAAGTTTTAGGTGTGCTTTGTCGAATGTCATAGTAGTGTCTCCAAATAGATTACGTTAAGTTAGCCAGCAAAGTGACGCACACGGCGCTCACTGCTACGGTTAGGCTTGCGCTCAATGTAGATGGTACGCTTGCCAAGATGCAAGGCAGTCATACAATTACCTGCCTCAAGCTTGAAGCCTCGGCTTGCGTGTTTACGCTTACGGGTCAAGCCCTTAAGTCCAAGAACATTGAAGCGGAACCCATTGGTGCGGTCATTAAGCGGTTTGGTAGCGATACAGTAAAACATGTGTGATCCTTTCTATAGATCGTTAAGAGTGAGTTAAGGTTAATCATAGTTCAGTTTACATGTCAAGCCTAAACATTATGTATGCGTTTCCACGCAACCCAAGTCGCAGCTTGCATTTCGTATGCAGTCATGCCGTGCTTTTTACCGGCTCGACTGTAGCACTGTTGAAGCTCTAATCGTAGCTTCTTGCCAATGCTTGGCACTTCCTGCATTGTACGTCTGTCTTTGTTAGCGATGCACCAAGCATGACCGTCAATGACGCATACGTCTTCACCCATGATGCACCAAAAGAAGTCAGTAATCTTTGGGCCATTGAGTATGAAATCCACAGCGTCAGCGTCATGCGGTGTAGTCTGTAAGATAGACCACGCCTTATCACGCATTGTCTTGTAGGTGCACGGTGTACAGCTTTCGACATAGCCACCAGTGACAAACGTGCTAAGCATATTGTCAGCGTCAATCAAGTTACGTTCCCAACGATTAGTTGGACTGAGTGCAGCAATCACGCCCACAACAATGTGCAGCGGTAGTTCATACTTGTCAGCCATGCTTTGGGCGTCAGACTTAGCGTCAGCGTACCACGTCAGACCGTGGTCAATCTCATCTTGCGTAGCTTGATTGAAGCAAGCCAGAATGTTGCGAGTGTACTGTGTCATGTGTCACCTCATTGGTTTGAATGTATTCAGTAAGACACAGCCAAGCCCATACGTCAAGCATAAGTTTAGGTTGGCCTAAATTAGCTCGGCTGTATCCAGACAAAAGACATCCAAGACCTTGTGACGGACTTATGTATTTTACCGTTCTGCCCCTTGTCGGTGCGGCCCATGCTTATAGTCAAGTGATCCTAACTTGTCGTGCTATGCGCTTGTCTTTATGTTGCGCTGTTCTTGTGTATTCAGTCTTGTTTATTTTCGTTTTGTAGTCAAGTCTTAATTTTTAGTCTATCTTTTAAGTTTGATAGGGCTTTCCACCGTATCTGTCAGAAGGACGCTGAAACACTTTGAAGATCATACGATGCTTGCGGTTTGTTTCTTGTCGCTTTCGATGTAATAACTATGCGCAGATTGCTTTTAGTATTGCAATAGTTATTTTGCATTTTACTGAATTAATTTTGGTTATCGTTTAAAATCAATAGCTTACATATGTTTGGACTTAGGAAAAGCTAAGCTTCAAAGCCTAACACTCATTATAATATATAAAGCTCTACCTAAGGTTGCGCTGCCAGGATAGTACAACTATAGGGTGTATCGTGCAGGTTTGGCATGGGGTAGGGTATTTGTGATCACATTTTAGGGTAGCTTTAAAGTACAGCATTTTGTGATCACAAGAGTTATGCATCCCTTTTGTGTTTGTGATCACACTTTTATTAATTGAACGCTTGTTCATTAAAAATCTACAAAGACGGACTACCTATCAGTCTATTTATCTAGCAAAAACAATAAGTTACACCTAGAGAAACATAGAGAAACGGAAACACTAAAAAGAAAAGCATCATTGTTCACGGTTTGCGCTGCTTTTGTTCCTGGTTTGTTCTTTTTTGGGGGCGGGCGAGGGCCATAGGGGGGTATACCGTTAGTATATATACACTCTGCAACACACGGGCTTTTTGAAATGACCCCTATAGTGTACAAAAGTTTCCTATACGAAACATTACACACGCAGACTACATAGAAAACTACAAGAAAACTACGTAGCTATACCGAATAGGGTGTTGACATGGGGTGTTTTCTGTGTAAAACTACGTAGTAGTAGTAGCCTATAGTTAAACATTAGAGTTACGACATAAATAAATGTTAGCTTTTATCAAAGTTTGGACTTAGGTATAGTTAAACATTAGAGTTAAACTATACAAATGTAAACATTAATAAATATTTCAACTAAATATAGTTGCAACTATAGAGTTTAACTATAGGAAACTAACATTTCTCTTGACACTACTTTATATTTGTACTACACTACTTGTACTTGGTGAGTTATAACAATAATAATAACAACTACTCACACCTGTGCTATAGCTACAAGTTGCTACAACCCTGTCTCCTCGTCTCCTCTTGTAGTAAACTCTGTAGTTATAGCACTTTTTCACTTAAATGTTAACTTAAGGCTTGACAATGCCTACAAAACCCGTACAACTATGTGCAAGTGAACGTGTATTAGAGGACTTCTACTCTGCGTTAGCTTCTAACAACTCTCGTGCTATGCAGAAAGTACACATTCCTAAGAGTGATGTCTTTTATGTCCGTGAAGCTATTCACAATCGTACAGGGGAGTGGTACACATTAGATCACGTTGAACGTGCTATGTATTTAGAGGGCCACTTAACACGTTATGAAGTCCTAGATCCTGACAGGGAGCGTGGCTACGGGGAATAACTACTTATCATGACTAAGCAGCTTGAAGATAACTCGTTGTGGAGTGAGGCTGACCTAGATGGTGATGGTGTAGTAACTGACAAAGAGATTGAACTCTTCGAGCGCAAGGTACGCTTTGAGAATGAGGACAAGAAAGAGGACGCCCAGCGCAACATGGCGTGGTTTGCTTTGTTTGGTATGCTTTTATATCCGTTTGCTATCTTATTAGCTTCACTTATGCAGTTAGATCAAGCGAGTAAGACATTAGGTAGCATGGCTCCTACGTATTTTGTATCTGTTGCAGCTATAGTAGCGGCCTTCTACGGCAAGGAAGCATACACTAAAGGTAAATGACAGTATGGCTAAAGATCCTAGACTAAAACGTGCAGGTGTTAGTGGCTTCAACAAGCCTAAGCGTACACCTGGACACCCTAAGAAGTCGCACGTAGTTGTAGCTAAGCAGGGTGACACTATTAAGACTATTAGATTTGGTCAGCAGGGAGTTAGCGGTGCCGGAAAAAACCCTAAGTCAGCAGGAGAGAAAGCACGTAAGAAGTCTTTTAAGGCTCGCCATGCTAAGAATATTTCTAAAGGAAAGACTAGCGCAGCATACTGGGCAGACAAGGTGAAGTGGTGACTCTTATATCGCACTTTCCATTACCTAGCTTTCCTTTTCAGACACACGATAACATTGTGTTTGAGAAGGCAGATAAGGATAGGTCTAGCAGGAATAATGAAGAGTACAAACCAGAGCAGCCTAACGCTGTGACACCCGATACACCAGTAGAGGACTTGAAGTTAGTTAATCAGATGTACGCATATAACCCTGACCCTAATAAGTTACGTAAGCCTGACGGTCAGATAGTTAACTTTATAATTGCATAGACACACAGGAGATTTACACTATGCCAATGGTCGGAAAGAAAGAGTTTCCTTACACAGCTAAAGGTAAGGCAGCAGCTAAGGCTGAAGCTAAGAAGACAGGTACACCTATGAAGAAAGCAAAAGGTTACGCTATGGGTGGGGCTTTAAAGAAGCCTGACGCTAAAGAGGCTGGTCTAAAGAAGCTACCTAAGTCTGTACGTAATAAGATGGGCTACATGAAAGACGGTGGTAAGACTAAGAAAAAAGGTTACGCTATGGGTGGGCCTACAACGCCTATGGAAGGCGAACAGAGCCGCTACCGTTCATCAGCTAGTCGTGCCCCTCAAGGCATGATGTCAGCTAGAGGTATGACTTCTGCTATGGGTATGGCTAAGGGTGGCAAGACAGGTTACTCTAATTGTGGTGCATCTATGAAAGCTACGCAGTCAGGTACAGCAAAGAAATGAGTTAAGTGCATAGCGGGGTTGCAGTATTGTCTGTAGTACGCTAACATAAAATATGTATAACTACTCCATGCACATAAGCAAAAAGGAGTAGTGCACATGTTTAAGAACTTACTAAAGCGGTTCCAAGAGAACCAACAACGCAGAGCAGACTACTGGATTCTTATGAATCTGAGTGACAAAGAACTGCATGACATGGGGATCAGTCGTGGCGAAATCAGGCAAAAAGTCTACGGTTAATGCAGCGGGTAATTATACTAAGCCTAGTATGCGTAAGCGCCTCGTTGCTTCCGTCAAAGCTGGCGGGAAAGGTGGAAAGCCCGGACAATGGAGCGCCCGGAAAGCTCAAATGGTCGCAAAGCAATATAAGGCAAAAGGTGGGAGCTACAAATGATTACTAAGTTAAAGATGATTATCTCTAAAGTAAAGAGGTACGTAATGCGTCTTATTCGTGCTGTACTTAATCGTAAGTGTAATTGCGGATGTGAGTGCTGCTAGATGGCGCTGGCTAAATCTCAGAAGAGCTTGAAGTCTTGGGGTAAGCAGAAGTGGAGAACCAAGAGTGGTAAGCCATCGACGCAAGGCCCGAAAGCTACAGGGGAGAGATACTTACCTGAGAAGGCTATTAAGTCTCTTAGTTCTTCTGAGTATGCCGCTACCACACGAGCAAAACGAAAAGGCACTGCTAAGGGTAAGCAGTTTGTGGCTCAACCTAAGAAAGTTAGAGCCAAAGTAAAACCTCATAGAAAGATTAAATAGTATGGCACGTAATCTTACAGACAATCAACGTAGGTTCCTAGAGGTTCTCTTTGAAGAGGCTGGCGGTGATGTAGTACGTGCTAAGGTACTAGCAGGGTACAAAGAGAACTCTTCTACTACAGCTATTGTAGATTCACTGAAGGATGAGATATTTGATGCAACTAAAACGTATATGTCAAGAGTTGGTCCTAAGGCTGCAGTTGCATATGCCAGTGCTTTGGACGATCCTACCCAGCTAGGCATTAAAGAAAAGATGATGGCTGCAGGTCAGATCTTAGATCGTGCTGGGTTAGTTAAGACTGAGAAGGTAGCTGTAGAGTCAAGTGGTGGTTTGTTTATCTTGCCACCTAAGAATAGTGATGACGAACAGTAGAGTTACAATTAAAGAAAGATCTCTACCGTTTCAGTACTGGATGCTACCTAAGGCTCCACTGAAAGTTAAGGTGTGGGAGAGAATACCTAGATCTAGTCCGTACATACCTTTCGGTTACGAAGTAGATCCAGAGGATGAGGAATGGCTTTTACCTATACCTAAAGAATTAGAATTATTAGAGCTTGCAAAAAAACATCTGAAGAGTTATAGTTACCGTAAAGTAGCTGCTTGGTTAACTACACAGTCTGGGAGAGAGATCTCTCACATGGGGTTGAAGAAGAGAATAGATGTCGAAAGCAAACGAAAAAGACTTACTGCAATCAAACGCAACTTTGCCAAGCGGCTCGAAAAGACGTTACGTCAAATCGAAATCCTCGAAAAAGAAAGAGTCGGCTACTACAGCAGAGAAGAAACCCAGTAAGCCAGATGTTATACCAGCGGTAGCTAAGCCACCAGAGTACGACATTCCTACTGCACAGAACGTAGTCTTCCAACCTAACCCCGGTCCACAGACAGAATACTTAGCTTCGGGTGAACGTGAGGTACTATACGGTGGAGCAGCGGGTGGCGGTAAGAGTTACGCTACACTAGCTGACCCTCTACGTAATATGAATAGCCCAGACTTCAGTGGTCTACTTGTACGTCACACTACTGAGGAACTCAGGGAGCTTATACAGAAGAGCCAAGAGTTATACCCTAAAGCTATACCGGGTATTAAGTGGTCTGAGCGTAAGAGCCAGTGGACTACACCAAGAGGCGGCACATTATGGATGTCGTACTTGGATAGAGACACAGACGTTATGCGCTATCAAGGACAGGCGTTTAACTATGTAGCGTTTGACGAACTGACTCAGTGGCAGTCACCATTCGCTTGGAACTACATGAGGTCAAGATTACGTAGTGCAAACAAGGACTTAGGTTTGTACATGCGAGCCACAACGAACCCCGGCGGTGTTGGACATGCTTGGGTAAAGAAAATGTTCATTGACCCATCAGAACCAAATAAAGCGTTCTGGGCAACGGACATAGAGACTGGTGAGGTATTGAAGTTCCCATCAGGGCATAGTAAAGCTGGACAACCCCTGTTTAAACGAAGGTTCATACCTGCCAGTCTATTTGATAACCCGTACTTAGCGGATAGTGGTGACTACGAAGCAATGCTTCTATCGCTACCTGAACACCAACGTAAGCAGTTACTTGAGGGTAACTGGGATATTAACGAAGGTGCTGCCTTCCCTGAGTTCAATAGAAAGATACATGTAGTTGAGCCTTATTCTATTCCAAGAAGCTGGACTAAGTTTAGAGCTTGCGACTACGGCTATGGGAGCTTTACAGGAGTTGTCTGGTTTGCTGTATCTCCCTCTGAACAACTCGTTATATATAGAGAACTCTATTGTTCTAAGGTTACAGCTACTGATCTAGCTGACATGATTTTAGAAACTGAACATGAGGATGGACCTATAAGATACGGTGTGTTAGATAGCTCCCTGTGGCATAAGCGAGGAGACAGCGGCCCGTCTTTGGCAGAGCAGATGAACCAGAAGGGTTGTCGGTGGCGTCCTTCTGATAGATCACGAGGCTCACGGGTGGCAGGTAAGAACGAGCTTCACCGCCGTTTGCAAGTAGATGAGTTCACTGAGGAGCCAAGACTCGTTTTCTTTTCTACTTGCACCAACACAATAGCTCAGTTACCTAGCATACCTCTAGATAAGAAAAACCACGAGGATGTAGATACTAATGCAGAAGACCACTTGTATGATGCAATTAGATATGGTATAATGACTAGACCTAGAAGTTCTTTATGGGATTTTAATCCATCAACACAACGCAGCGGCTTTCAGGCTTCTGATTCAACCTTTGGATATTAAGCATGGCTATAGACGAAAACGATCAAGGCGAACTGTTTGAAACGGATGATGTATCTGTAATTCAAGATGGTGATGAGCTAGACGCTTCTAGTGTTGTAGGTTATATTAATGAGCGCTTCAAGCGAGCAGAAGACTCTAGACAGAATGATGAGACTAGATGGTTACGTTCCTATAGAAACTATCGTGGTATTTATGGGTCAGACGTACAGTTCACTGAAACTGAGAAGTCTCGTGTATTCGTTAAAGTAACTAAAACAAAAACGTTAGCTGCATATGGTCAGATCGTAGACGTACTCTTTGGTAGCTCACGCTTTCCTCTTACAGTTAATCCTACGATGCTACCTGATGGTGTAGCTGAGTCGGTACACATTAGTATTAACCCTAATGCAGAACAAGGACAACAGGCGTTGTCGGAAGCCTTCGGTGAAAAGCCTAAGGTTTCTTTTTTGTTTGACCCTGATGAAAAGCTTAAGCCCGGTGAGACTATGTTTGACCGTATGAAGCGCTTAGGTCCACTAGAGGATAGACTAGCTGCGCTGGGCGATAAAGTTATTGAGGGTGCAGGAACTACACAAGACACTGTAACTTTCCATCCAGCTATGGTTGCAGCTAAGAAGATGGAAAAGAAGATCCACGATCAGCTAGAAGAGAGTGGAGCTAATAAGCAGCTACGTCACACAGCATTTGAGATGGCTCTGTTTGGTACGGGTATTATGAAAGGCCCGTTTGCTGTAGATAAAGAGTATCCTAACTGGAATGAAGAGGGTGACTACGA